AACTGAGGCAGGTAGTCATGTGTTTTGATCGTAAACACTTGAGGTTCATGGTTATCGACTGTAATAGGAATAACAGCCTGCTTAATAATCGTACCGGTTCGCTCATAGAAGGCGCATGCATAAAATGATGCCTGGATGAAGTAATTAGTCAACCATTCGACTTTCTTTGGCTTTGCGGCTGTCTTGAAATCTACCACAGAAAGTTCACCATCCCACTCAGCAATGCAATCTACCTGACCTGCAGTCTCGAGCTTATCACTATATAGGTACGTTTCTTGCATCCATATATTGTCTAAGTGTGCGTCTAAAACCTCTTTAAGTGGATAGAATGATGCTTTATTGTGAGGCATCAGATCCTTATCCCATCCCTCTTTATTGTCAATATAGTCCTCAGCGAGCTTGTGAATCGCTGTACCTCTATTGGAAGCACGGCTACTAATCTTATTAGCCTCTTCCTCACCAACTCTTGCACGCCACGCCATAATGCTTGCCTTACCCATAAGGCCAGTTACAGTTGTGATTGATGGATAGTAATTGCCTTCTGGGGTATGATATTTTCTACCCTCTGAAGTGGTCTTCCTAGTTATTTTAGGAATGATGAGTCCGTGATCTACATGATTAAACATATTAATTACCTGCTTCAAATTGACGCCACTTGATCATATTGCCGATCGTCTGGTGCCGCCAGTTTAGATTATTAACAATTTCTTTTAGAGTATCTATAAGGGTCTTTAGGTACTCAAGTCTTAACTCAGACTCTTGAATCTCTTTATCAGAGTCATAATAGTAATCCATGTCGCCTTTCATAATCTTCAGACCATTTAGAGGATCATAGTTCCAACCAAGATCATTTATTTGATCTTCAGACATCTTACCGTTGTACCATAGCCATTTCAGCTTGAGTAAAGACTTCTGGTCCATCTCTGCTTTCTTCAATCGTAGCTTTGTGTTGGATAGAATTGTGAGATACTTGGCGTGTAGCTTTGGGGTAGTACGAGAAGCTTCATCTAAGTTTTCACGAGGTAGTTGAGAGTCAGTTGACCACTCTTCTAATACTTGCTCTAAATTCATAATATACTTTCAGTGTTAGATAAACTCAAAATAAGAAAATCTGAATGACGCGGGGTATGAAATAAACTGATCACCAGACGCCATAGACTCAAACGCTACAGCACCAAGCGACACGGGAATACAATCAATATATCTGACCTGTCTAACCTGGTTGTTTGCACTAGATAGAATGGATAATGTAATATCAGCGTGGGTTGGAGGAAGTTTGTCTGACCGATTCACAGATGACTTTTGTGGTGTTTGAATCATCCTTTGCATCCAGTTATACATTTCAGTATATGAGTTCATGTTCTCATCAAGAATAATCATACACGTTAATTCGCTAAAAGTCAACTTATCTCCTGGCATAGGAATGTTGCTAATTCGTTGGTAAGGTATCTCTACCGGTTGTGATGACATCTCTGGATGTTGAACAGATTGACAAAAGAATTCAAGGTTTGGGTAGTTCTTTCTATCAATAATAAGTTTGAAGGAATTGGGTTGCAAAAAGTTTGTATTGTTTATCGCACTAGAAGCAGAGGTCAATGATACATCAACACTGGCAGAAGGGTTTAAAGTGACCATAAAATAATCCTAACTTTTTTCTAACTGCTTCTATTTATACATTTTTAAACCAGCGTAGATCGAAATTAACTGTTGACTTTAAGTTAATAGTATGTGATAAAGGGGCATAGGAAATGAAAAGGACTACAACATGACTTTTGAAGAAAAATGCAAAATGGAAGATCTAGTAATCGAAATGTTCCGCAAGGCCATTGTTAATTGGAAAAATATTGATCATAGTGAAGTTGATGGTATCAACTGGAACTTTGTAGATTCTGATATTCACATTGGTGTTAAAGAAGCTGGTCTTGTATTGTTCTTCGACCTTAACGATTTTGTTGAGCACCTTGTTAATGAGTACCTCGAGTTTGGTGAAGTAGAATCAAATTTAATAGCAGCTTAAATTAAAGGACTATATTATGACACAGTTTAATAAATCAGACTTTAACTACGGTGGTGGATACCTAACGTACAAAGGCGATTATGAAGATCGTCCAGTATATGCTAACGAAGAAGGTGTTCATCCTTCAAGGGTTGGTCGTGGCATCGACCTGTTTATCGCTCGGTTTAAGTACGTTGGAAGCCCTGTCAAAATGTGTGCGTTCAAAAAGTTTCTTATCGATAACTTCACTGTAGAAGAATATGTAGAGATGAGAAGTGGAGATGGCTTTGATAGCAGCCCGTTTAGAGTTATACAAAGAAAGGGTTTTGAATATTAAAAAAGGCAGCCCGAAGGCTGCCTAGTTTGAAGTGGGAGAGGTTAAATCCTCTCCCTTTTTTTATGTCTTACTGTAGAATGTTGTCTACGCGGAAGATTCTGTAGTACTGGTTAGTCTTTGCAGTTGCAAGACCGTTATTTGGAGTCGCGCCAACAAAAGGATTTGAGACGATGCCGTAGCGAGTCTTAAAGCCGATTTTTGGTTGGAAGTCATTCTCACCAATAGCACGAACCATTGTCAACGGTACATATGGGCAATAGAAGATACCAGCATCGTATGCGTTTGCACCTTTGTAGCCTACTGTACAGTAGTCAGCAGTTGCATATGGGTCAATATAGACCTTTGTGCGACCATTAAGAACACCAGCAAATGTGTTGCCTGTGTCATCAACATTCAAGTTTGTTGACAAAGCAGGTGTGTAATCCAGCATACCGGAAGCTGCAAGAGCAGAAGCTACATCGGAAGAACACAAGATAAAGTTACCTTTACCACGTCTGGTTTCTTTGGCGATGACGTTTGCTTCTCTTTCGATCTGCATCATCAGGCCTTTGAATTTCTCTACTGACCAACGACCATCTGCATCTGTTGACAAGTCAAAGATACCATTGATAGCTGTGTTGGCTTGTAGTGCACCAGTTTTTGCTTGCGAGTTAATTGTACGAATTACTTCGCGGTTGATTTCAGCAAGAATCTCAGTTGACAAGATATTTGCTAATTCAGTTTCTGCGTCAAGACCGTGGATAGCTTTCAAGTCTTGTGCAAGTTCTAGGCTGTATTCAGCTTTCAATGCACGTGTTTTTGCAGACACGGTTGCACGTTCAATGGTGAAACCCATTTCGTTGAAAGTAGAAGCAGTGGTACCAAGACCTTCACCGTCAGCTAATGGCATACCGCCACCAAAGCCTGGGCCTGTACGATCGTTGTTGATTGAAGAGTCACCGTTGGAGTCAGTCAAGCCAGCTAAGCCAGAAGGCGATGCTGTTTGAGTTGCAGATGAGTCACCAGAGAATTTGGTGTCAGCTTCGTTGAACAGAGCTTCTGTTGAACCAGTTGTACCAGCAGAGTAACGTGACTTCATTGCAAAGATCAAGCCAGTTGGGCCTGTCATTGGCTGAACGCCGCAAAGATCATAAGCGATCATGTTTGGCATAGAACGGCGTACTAATGAAATCAGTACTGGGTCCCAGTTAGCAGCAGAAGAAGCAGTGTTAGCTGGAGTTTCAGCTAAGAAGTTTGCTTGGCCGCGCTCTTCAATCATTGCTTTTTCTTGGTTCTCAAGAATGACAGCTGTTACCGAACGGCGGTGGCTGTCTGTGATTGGACCAGCAGTTTCTTCATTGAGAACTGGAGCCCATTTTTTAACGAGATTGTCGTAAGATTGTTCCATAATTGGATCCTTAATTATTTTACGTGGTTTTTGATGGCAGTCAAGTAACGAGACATTGTTTCGGAGATTTCAGTAACTTCTGCGTCATCTCCATCAACTTCTTCTGCGATGCTTGCTTTTTTAGCTGCGAATACTGATTCTTTTACAACTGCTACTTTGTTAGCAAAGTCGTCGTCGAGATCAAAATCTTCAACCATTGTTCTGAGTTTGTCAGTTTGAGTGTCTGCTAAACCTTTAGCCGCTTCAGCAATAATTGCTTCACGCTTAAATGTTGATAACTCAGCAGATGCAGCAAGCGCGGCTTCTGTAAGTTCATTAACTTTCGCACTCATTTCTTCGACTTGCTCAGAAAGTTCGTCTACTAGGTCAATTTTGGACTCAGGAACATCTACATAAGATTCAGTGAACAAGGTTTTCAACCCTGTCATGAAACCTTCTGCGATTTCTGAACGAAGACCAGACTGGACAGCCAGTTTGTTTTCTTCCATCCAAGTTTCAACCACATAGTTTAGGTAGCTGTCAACTTTTTCTACAAGATCAGCTTTAGTAGTAGCAAGCTCTTCTTCTAGTTCGGTTGCATATGCTTCTTCAAGACGATCAATCTCTTCAGCCAATTTGGCTTTGACATTAGCTTCGAAAATAATACCAGCTTTTGCTTTGAACTCATCGCTCAAAGTTGCTTCTGACATCATCAACGAATCCATTTCGTCTTTGAATTGCACTTCAATATCTGCAGCTTCTTTGGCAGTCACTTTTACCATAGGATCAGAATTTTTCTTATCGCCTTTACGGGCTTTCGCCTTAGGGCCTTTGCCTTCTGCAGCTTTTACTGAAGCAACAGATGCCTCTTCAGCGTTTTTAGGATCGAGAGCTTCTTCCACAACGTTGTCGTCATCGAGCTCAACATCCTGATCTTCAATTTGGTCAGTCATAATTGACTCCTTAATTTTGTTTCATCAACGAGAGGAAATTCTTAAACTCACGAACTTGGGCCTCATAGAGGTCCGCGCGAGGAGCCTTCTTAATTTCAGTCTCCATTCTTTCAATTACTTGAGCTTCTATTACGCCGTTATTCCAGACCCAATCTACACCTTCCATTATTCCATTAACAAAAGCTGTTGGAGCAGATGGATCTTGTACGATATCTACCGTACTAAGATGAAAGTCGTCTTTGACATACATAACGCCGTTTTTATTCTCAAGGCTACCCATACCACGAGTTGATACACCTAGTTGAACGCCACCATCAAGAAGACCTTTTACGATCTGCCCCATAGGAGTTTCCAATATACGTGCCTTACCTACAACATCATTTCCAACCCAATTGAGTTCCGTGATGATGTGGGATACTTTATCTAGATTAACATTGGGACCATCTGGGTGGTTTAATTCGCCAACTGCTCGTCTAGTATTAACTTGTTCTGTAACATACTTGTGTACCGCTGATTCCATAATAGCTTTGGGGTAAACTCTTCCGTTACGATTTGTTTGCTCGGCTTGCATAAACACGCCTTCGATAAAGTGGTTCTGTCCACCCTTCTCTTTTGCCTCGGTAATAAATTCGAGGTCTTGGTCGTGATATTCTGCAATGAGCTTCATATTATTTCCTTACTTGGCTTTATACTGTTTGATAAATGCTAATCCCATTTTCTCAGCTTCTTTCTGAGTCTTATAGGAATCTAATTTTTCTCTATCAATGTATACAGTAAAAACACCTTTTTCTTTATGGATCATGAGTTCAGCTTTACCAACTCTTTTTGAAGATACGTGTTCACCCTTTGGGTGAGCCTTTATTTTTGTCTCGCGGAGTTGGAAAAACTGTTTCATGATTCTCTCTTAATCGTTAAGGTTATTTATAATAATTTAAACTTAGAGATATAATATTTCTTATTCAGTATCTTCATCGTCTGAATCTTCATCATCGTCTGAATCTTCTTCATCATCAAGATCATCGTCCCATTCAACATCATCGGGATTGTCTTCATCTTCACCAAACATGGCACCGGCCACAGCAATTTTTTCTTGGTCCATGGCATCTTGCATCTTAGTGTTTAGAACACTTTGAAATTCCGACTCAGCAGATACAAAGTCTTTACCTACAACGTGATTAATAAAATCATCAATGCTACTCATATTATTATCTCCATTTATTATTTGTTAGGATCTTCATTGCCTGGCTCTTCTGATGGCTCTTCTTGTTGAGGAGCATCATTCTGATCAGGTATATCTAGGGGTGGAATTTCACCCGCCGCGCGTTCAGCAGCGACTTGTTCTTTCATTTCCTGTATCTCTTCGTCGTCAAAGCGAAGAACATTCTTCATCACCCACTCACGTGAGAAATATTCTCCAATAAACTGATTAGTATCATTAAGAGTAGCAAGTCTACCGTTGAGAATCTCAGCTTCTTTTAGTTCAGTAAAGTGGTTGTCGCGGATAAAGTCAATAACAAGATCAGATCTCCAGACTTCCCAATCATCTTCAGTAATAATCTTTTTAAGGATTAGCTGCTTCTTGAGAATGTTGAGAAACAAAGCACCAAAACGGCGGCGAAGTCTGTCAATAAACTTCTGGAACTTCAACTCATCTCTTGAAATCTCTGAGGATCTTCCTAATGAGAAGGTCGATTCTTGCTCAAGTCTATTAACAGGAACATTTAATGAGCGGTATAGTTTCTTTTGAAAGTAGATGATATCATCAATCTGACCTAAGTTTTCGCCACCTGGTAGTGTTGTAATTTCTGTACCTTTACCACCTTCTCTACGTGGCAACCAGAAGTCTTCGAGCATAGACATATGCTTGCGGTCATCCTTGATCTCGCCAGTAGATGCATCGTATACAATTTTATTCTTGTAACGAGTCATAATGTCTTTCATGTATTGTTCGGCTTTACCTCTTGGAAGGTTACCAACATCAACATAAAAGATTCTACGTTCAGGAGCTCTAGCAAGTCTATAAATGACTAGCGAGTCTTCCATCATACGCAATTGGTTAATTGGTTTAAGAGCTTTGTGAAGATAAGACACAACTTTTTTACGATGATCATCTAACAAACCAGAGGTCACATAGTTAATAGAGTCGGTAGAAATCTTAATAGCAGTGTTTGTCTGACCAGGTTTCTCTTCATATATGTAAAACTCCTCAACGCGTTCTACAACCGGTGCACCTGTTTTCTCGTCTTTTTTCTTTTTTATTTGTTTTACTTTACGGATCTTTGTGGCATCGATCGGCCGGATCTCTTGGATACCCATACTCAATCTGCTTTCATCTACAATAAGATGATGGAACATTTTACCATCAACATACCAACGCTTGTAGATATCAGCGCCAAGTTCTGTAAAGTTTAGCATTGAAATAATATTGTTAAACTCTTCTGTCATTGTCTTCTTGACACTAGCACTTGCCTCGACCTTATCGAGATTCAGCTTGACATTAGCTTCCATTTCAGATGTAGAGATTGATTCATTTACAATCTCATCAATTGCCATATCCACCTCGGGATGGCCTGCGACAGCTCTATATCGCTGTAGCAATTGAATACTATCTTTTGAGTTGTCTCCATCAAAGTCAATGTATCCGCCATAATGAGAACCTGACGCAGTTACATATCCAGCACCATCATCATCGACGGGTGGAACGATTGAAGGTAATTGCTTTTTATCTTTAACGCCCGCGCGCTTTAATTCAAAACCAAATAATTTTACTATTGTGTTGTCCATGACATACCTTTAAAGAAGTTGGAGGGCCATTACAGCCCTCCGCTTAGGTGTATTTATCAGGTTGTTATACCTGCTGCTTCCCAGTATTGAATCTGGAATTCTACAGCAAACTCTTCAATTGTATCTGTAGCATCGTAGCTAAGATCAATCTGAGAAATACCTGTTGGGAAAGCACCACGGAAGTTATATGTCTTCAGGGTAGATCCGTCTTTGTCCAATTGCTCAACAGTCAGGTCAGCTGAGTAATCGATTGGGTTTGTTAAACCTGTATTTGTTGCATGCCCATTAATACCGTTCATCCAACGCTCTAAAGCGTTACGTGTACCAAAGTCTGTGTCGTTGATAATGGTCGGTGTCCACACATCAAATGTACGGTCGCCTGCCATTTTCAATTGCCGACCACGGAAAGGAACCATAATCATTCCTACTGTGGACGCTGGTAATGCAGCAGCCTTACACATGAATGATGTAAGTTCTACATCACCCTGTGCATAAGCTGGGAAGTTAATGGTCGCTTTAAACAGATTCGGTCTAGCGCCACCACCTTTAAGTTTTGACTTGAAATCGTCAACTCCTAGAATAGCCATTTGTTATTTCTCCTTAGCGCTATTATACTGTGCCAACAACTTCTTCAAACTCAACACCAGTTCTAACAGCTACGAAGTTAAGAGTAACGTAGTTGATAGAGCGGGCTGGTTTGATGAAGATGTTTGCAATGAATTCGTTACGATCGACAACAGCTGCTGTGTTATTTGTAGCGTCACATACAACACGGAAGTCTGTAATACCGCGGCGACCTTTGATTTCTCTCAGGAATGGCTCAGTGATGTTAACAAACTCGGCGCGAGTAAACTCGTCGTTGAATTCAAACATTACATTTCTAGCTGCCAAGGCGATTGCTCTTTCTACGACCAGGAACAATCTACGTACGTTAATACGATCAAATGCAGATGGTCTGCTCATGTGGGTTTTATCACCAAACAACAATACACCTTGACCAGGAATATTTGCTACAGGGTTGATACCAGCTTTATATAGGGTGTCTCTTTCCGCTTTGGTAGGAGAGTAAGCTAGAGCTGTAATGCCCAGA